TGGTTCTGGTCTTGGTTCTGGTTCTGGTCTTGGTTCTGGTTCTGGTCTTGGTTCTGGTTCTGGTCTTGGTTCTGGTTCTGGTCTTGGTTCTGGTTCTGGTCTTGGTTCTGGTTCTGGTTTTGTAACGGCTCCCATTTCAATTGGAAATCGTGATGTGTGCTTCGGTTGCCTCCTGAAATAACGGATGATGTAAATTGTGGTGTACCTGGAAAAGCAGAAGCGAAGGCTTCTCGGATTTTTATACCACAAGGTGTATTTGTGTTAATGTGATTGTGAATTTTAGCTAAGCTAATGGCCTCGCTATCAGACCTTGTGTGGGGGGTTTCGTCTTTCACTGGTTCTGTCATTCTATTTTAATAATCGCTCTTCTTTTAATAATCGCCTTTCTTTTAATATTGTATTTTACATTTTCAATATTATTCGTTTCAATTTTTTCCTATTTTTTATATTTTGTCTATTTCACTTTTCATTTTTTTATTTTTATATTTCTATTATATCGGTATCCTTATGAATGTATATATTTCTCCATCTTTTTACGCTCACATAGTAAATGGGATTTTATTATTGGCTGCTATTATTGTTTTTATCAAGAACTATAAAAAACTTGTGTCTCTTGAGTCCTATAAATTTATTAAGCTTGTTCTGTTTTTATCGATTGCCGCTGGCGTTCACGGTTTGTCTCATTTAGGTTTAGAATCTGTTTATAATTATAATCCTTTGACTATATTCGATTTTAATAAATAATTTATTATTTAGTATTTGTATATTATAAAATGCGTTCACGAAAGATTATTAAAAGTGATAAAAATAAAACTGGAAAAAATAAAACTGGAAAAAATAAAAGTCACAAGGGTTACAAAAATAAAAGCAAAAGTAGTAAAAGGACACGAAGACAGAGAAAAAGACATTACTTTGTTCCTGTTTTTACAAAACAAACTGACTATGAGACTACCGAAGATTCCGGCAATCTTTATGAAAAAGAAAAGGAAAAACACAATTCTGGAAATATTATCAAAGGCATGCGAGATTTCTTGAATAAAAAAAGAGGCTTTGTGTTATAATATGGATTGCGTTAAATAAATCCATATGCGGTTGATGTATTTGATGTGCGCATAAATATCAACTTATCAAAATTCTTTACTAATTTTACTGCTAATTTGCTTTCAATTTCTTCGTCGCTTAGACATTCCCTTTCATCTTTGAAACATTCATATACACTTTCTAATAATAAGTCTTGTAAATCCGTATTTATTGTGTTTGATTTTGTAAACGTCTTGAAACTCAATGTCTCTAGCTGTCTCCAATTGTCTAACATATGACGTATTATGTCGTCTTCGTATTCTCTATGTAATTTTGTATATTGATATTGTCTTGTCATATCGAACTTTGGTGTAAACCTGTATTTATATCTCTCCATTGTGTCGTATTTGTTATTGATTTTTGTTATTATTTCTTGGATTGACATATTGTTTGTCTCGATAGTTAGTGATTTTGGATTCATCATATTTGGTATATATTCGGGGGTTCAGTTTATATCGCTTTATTACATAATAATAAATAATTCAATTTTTATTTATTATTTTATTATTTTGTTTTTTGGTTTTTTGTATTTTGTTTGTTAATCAGAGAAAAAAGGCGTCCCTTAAAAGGAACCTTTTTTATTTTTATCTACAACTTAATATGTATTTTAATTATTTTACCTTTACCTTTACCTTTACCTTTACCAAGCGCTATTGTCTTTCACTTCAACAGGCTTTTGCGCCTCGGGTTGTTCTTCATCGTCTTCCTCATCCGAATCGCTATCATCTAGCCAACCATTCTTTAACACAACTCTCTTAATTACTATCGGCTCAACAGCTTTTTTTACAGGTTCGATTGTCTTTGTTACTTGTGTCTCGTTCACTTGTATCTCGTTCACTTGTTCAATGATTTTTTTGTATGACAATACTGGTCTGGCATTTGGTTCCGGTGCTTCATTTAGGCTAGGCCATGATATGGCCTGGCTTAGTCCTGGAGCAATTGGCAAGCCTTTAGCAACTGGTAAGCCTTTAGCAACTGGTAAGCCTTTAGCAACTGGTAAGCCTTTAGCAACTGGTAAGCATTGGTTTAGGCCAGGGGCAACCGGAAATTGTAGGCCAGGGGCAACTGGAAATTGTAGGCCAGGGGCGATTGGAAATTGTAGACCTGGGGCAATTGGCAAGCCTTTGGCGATTGGCAAGCCTTTGGCAATTGGCTTCTCATATGTAATTTCGCCATCTTCTTCGCCATCGGAAAGCAATTGGAACACATTGTTTGGAACCTTCGGCTTTTCAGCTGGCCGTTTTTCTTGTGCTGGTCTGTTTCTGGCAATGCTATCTTTTACTTCTTGCTTCTTGATTTGATTACAAAACTTGATTGTGTGACCTGCTTTGAAACAAAATCGGCACTCTTGACTCAATAATGTTGGACAAGTCACACGTGCGTTTGGGTCTTTGGATTCTCGGACATTGTGGGACGTGAATTCCGCTAGGGACTTGCCAGCATCTTGGCATACTTTACAGAACTTTTGATACACTGGCTTTGACTTGGTGCTGCTGTTAATAAAACGAGTTTGGTTAGACATTTTATTTAGGTTTCAGGTTTTAACTTTAGTAGTTTTAAGTTCGTTGTGTTTATTAGGGTAGGTTGCTTTTTAAATCGCTTTCTTTCAATAACTTATGAATCTTGGTTATACATTTAAAAGTATTTCAATTTTTTTGTGAGTATATTGATTTTACGTGTTACTAAAAATTTTATTTTTATTTTTATTTTTTTAGATTATGTGTTTCTTTTTGTTACTTGTCTCCTTCCTGGTTCTCCTTTTTATTGTCTCCTTTTTGTTGTTGCTTGTTTTCTGGTTTTAATATTTTGTTGTCTCTTTTTGGTTTTGTTTGTTTTACCTCCAGTAACTTTATATTGGTTTGCGTTGCCTTTTCTAAAATACAAATAGGATTCATCGTCTTTACCAACATAGCCACCAAATGCGTTTTGATTTATTTCTGATTGGTTCCCATCACGCAAAAATTTAAATGCTCTACATGCTGAGGGTCTATCGTTTGCGTAAAATGCTCTTAACGCGTCTTGGTTATTATTTGTAAACTGAGATATACGGTCATCGTAATAAGTTGGTGTTGTAACGTAACCACCGTTTTTACAAACAGCATTTATTTCCTGGAATAAATCACCCGACCCTTTAAACAATATTTGATACATATTTACTGTAAATTCGATGTCATTATTAAAAAAACGTCTATATAAATTATCGAAAAATCCGATACTGGGGTCTAACTGAATTTGCTGTTGTTTTTGCTGATAATAACCTATCATACTGTTCAATGTATTTCTTATTGCCTTCGGAGCAGTTAAATCATCACCGCCTAATGTCATTTGTTTGTTTAATTGTATTTCGGGTTTTACAGGAAATCCTAGATTTATTTCATATTTATATTCACCTTTATTGTTGGGAGTTTGAGTACTTTTTCCGTTGTAATATAAATTGGCGTTTTGATTGTTTATTGAACCTTGTATCTTAAAATCCATATCGCCTCTTTCCAATCCACGCTGACCTTTTGAAGCAACATCTGGTCTATTTTCTTCGTATCCACAAGTAGATTGCCCATCCAATATAGATGAAATTGGACAAAAATAATTACCATCCAAACCATGCTGTCCTATTAATGCCGCATTGTTCACAATATAACTAAGTGTGCTGCGAGCAGGAGGTGGGATATTTTTTATAGACTGGTCTTCTTTAAAATGGTCAAATAATACGTCATCTGGAACGCCAGGAACTCTTGTCCAACCCTGTGGATAACTGAATGGACTTTTTGCTATTAAAATACCTAACTGTTTTGTAAAATCATTGTCATCATTAGCCATATTTATATATGGCTGGTTCATTGGCACATCTAAATCTGATATTGCTGGGTCTCTGTTAAACTGGTAAATACCGCAATTTACTAACACCATTTTTATTATTGTTTCCATAAAATCGTTCCTTACACTCAAATGCTTAGGACCTGGTTTTCCTTGAGCTTCTCGAGACGCTTGTATTGCTGCTCTTTCTGCTGCTCTTTCCGCTGCTTCCGCTGCTTCCGCTTCTCTTGCTGCTCTTCTCGCTTCTTGTTCTGCTATCATGTCTGCTATTTTTTCGGTGTATTCAGTAATTTTTCTTGTAATAAATCCTTTATAAGCAGTATTTAACATAGTTATTTTATTATCATTAGACAACGCGTTTTTGTAATTATTATCTTTTATGACTTCATCTAATACTTTTTCCAAAACTTCAATTGTTTGGTATTGCTGATTTTTGTCTAATATAACTTTTAGTTTACTTTTTTCTGATACGTTTTTAATCATATTAAATTGTCTGTTTCCTAGATTAATAAAAACTTGCTTAGCCTCTGTTCTAGCTAATTCATTTGTAAATTCTGTAAAAAGGGCTTGGTATTGTTGTAAACTTAAATTTGTATCTTTTGCGCCTCCAAATATTCTGTTTCTTTTACCGCGGATATCTTCGTTATCGTCTTCTTCGTCGGACTCCCACACATCTTCTTCTATTTCCATTTGTTGCGCATTATTTTTTAACAAAGCAGAATTATCTTTAATTATAGGTTTTAAAATGTCCAAATTGAGAAAATCTCTAAAATCGATAATCAAATTTTCATCTGAGTTTTTATTTTCTAAAATATATTTTTTTGCGATAGCATTGTTTATGGTTATAAATACTTGATTACAATATATTAGTTTATTTAGGTCTCTATCTAAGATATTTTTATTTCCGTATATCAAATCTTGTGTTTGGTCTAACAAACTTAATAAAAATAACATTTTTTCTTCGACTGAATATTTATTAAAAGTTTTAACTGAAACATCTAATTTGTTATAATCTAAATTATAAAGTCGAAACCTTTGTAGAACCAAATAATTAAAAGCATTAAATTCATATGCGATTTGAATATTTTCGGCAATGTATGTTATATATGAGTCAAGTTTATCAGATAGTTTTTCTTTTTCTGTCTTAGAAAGGTATTGCTGTTTTGCTCTTTCAGCTTCTTCCTCTGCTTCTTTTTCATTTCTTTGTTGTTCTTTTAATGCGGCAACGCTAACTCTTGGACTCGGCTGAAGCCTTGAACTTGGTGTTGGTTGAAATCTTGATGGCATTAATTGTCTACTTTGTGCCGCAATTGCTCGTGCCCTTCTTTGACTATTTGGACTTAGATTTGATATTGGAGTTTGTCTGAGTGGTTGGCCTGGACCCATTGCTAATGGAATCTTTATGTTTTTTAAATTTTGTGATATAAATGATGGTTTTCTTATAGGCGTGGCATATTCGAGTTGGGTTTGTTGGCTTTTTACCCTAGTTCCACCGGCTAAGCCCAAAAAACTGTTTATCATATTTAATGCTTCCATGCTGTCTATTAATCGTCCACTGTCTGAACCAAAATCATGATATACATCATGCCCTAATATATTTAGAATAAAAAATAGGATATCTAATGGAGAGAAATTTAAATAGCGAGTAGGCATATATATATTTTATTTATTTTATTTATTTTATTTTAGATTGTATTTTGGTTTCTATTTTAGTTAAGTTACTAAACTATTATTTGATTATTGCGGTATTTGTATAACTCTCTCTAGCTCTTTATTTATTTTTTGTAACTCGGCTTCTAATTGGTTCTTCTTTTGTAACAAATCCTTGTAATATTGGTTTTGGTTTTGGTTTTCTTGTTCTTCTATTGTCGGTATTATTATTTTCGGTATTGGTGTTTCTAAATACGACATCATCATCTCTTCTCTTCGTAATTGCGATAATCGCGTTATTATTGTGTCTCGAATATCCAATAAATCTTCTACCATTTCGTCTTCCAATTGTTTTTCATATTTTTCCAAATATTCATCTATCTGTTTCTCTAATTTCATCAATGTCCACCTATTATTTGTATCATGTATTTTTTTATAAAACATCTTTGGATTTATATTTGAGGCAAACATTTTTATTTATTTCTTCGACTTATTATTATTGTTGGTTCCGCTTTGATTATAAAAAGTTTTTCAATTTTTTCAAAATAAAAAAATAAATATAAAGTTTTATTTTATATCTATTTTTGTTTAACTATTTATTAACTATTTATTAACTATTTATTAACTATTTATTAACTATTTATTAACTATTTATTAATTGCTTCAAATAAAATGACGTATTTAATTTACTTATAATAATAATTTTAATTTTAATTTTAATTAGTAGCTGCTTCTTTATTTATATTTGTATCATTTGTTAACAGGCTTAACGCTAGTTCCAGTTCTTCTATCATCTTGTCCTTGGAATTCAGCTGGGCTTCCTTTTTTTTCAATTGCTCCTTTAACTCAATTGTTTCGTTTCTCAAATTAATTACTGTATTTGATAATTTCTCTCCTAATTTGTCGGCTGCTTGAATAAAACATACCATTAATACGGATACAACAAATAATGCCATTAACGCATAATTATCATTCTTTATTATTAAATATGGAATTAAATCATTTGTTTGGTTTACTATCATTCTTTTTACGATATTGGCGTTCATTCTTTTTACGGGGTTGCTTTTAATTGCTATCTTAACTACTATTTTGCGTTTTAATAAGTAATTGAAAATTATTTCAATTTTTTTTATTTGGTTTTATTTTGTATTGCTAATGTGATTACAATAATAATACTAAAAATATTTTTGTTTTTGGATTTTATTGGCTTTGTTTTTGGCTTTCACAAGGAAAAAAAGAAATACTTAATTAATTTCTAACTACTTATTTTTTATTTTATTTTATTTTATTTTATTTTTATTTTTACTATTTAATTGCTATAAACGCTGCTGTGTCTGCCGTGTCTCCTGTTTCTATTGTTGTCGTCGTTTCTGTTATTATTGTTGTTGTCATCATAATTTAATATGAGTCTTCTCAATTCGCCATACATCTCTGATGTGCGTCTGTTGAATGCGGAATATTCCTCTTTATATTCATCATGCTCCAACAATAATGCTTTCACCATATCTTCCATTGTTACTCCCTTTTCTGCTAATTTGTTTGCCAAATACGCTGGGGTTGGCAATGGTGGTTCTTCATCTTCGTCATCACTTACTTCTGCTTCGTCATCTTCGTTGTCTTGTTCTGGCTCTTCTTCGACTTCTTCGTTTTCTATTTGTTGCTGGAACATACGAAAACTTACTAGCGCATTATCATCTGGCTCTCTGTTTCTATCGTTTTCTATCCAGCTGTCGTAACTGTATTCGCTCTCATTGTCATCATCTTCCATAACTTCGGCCATCTTCTGGCGACACATTGGGCAATCAAAACCATTATTTACTACATTTTTCATTAAGCAACTGCAATGAAAGCAGTGGCCACATTCAGTTGTTACAAAATTTTTATTATCAATTGCGTCAAAACAAATAGGGCACTCTAACTGTTCGACTAAGGAACTGGAAGTGCTTACTACTTGGCTTGACATTCTTAGTTAGTTGTTAGCTTTTAGTTATTAGTATCAGTATTAGTATCTATAAGGTTCGCCTTTCTATTCTTTTACAATTTTACTTTTTTTATATTTATTAAAAAGTTTTTCAATTTTTTTATTTTTATATACAATCTCTGAATCACTATACATTTTTTTATAATTTATGGTTTATAATTTATATACGTATAAGAACGTATAAGAGGAAAAATAGTCTTGGGACTATTTTATATGTTTTATATGTTTTATATGTTTTATATGTTTTATATGTTTTATATGTTTTATATGTTTTATATGT